GACTTCACCGAACTTGGAAACGGCATAATCGCCAACCTTGGCACCTGTAACTGCATTGTCTTCAATACGTGCGGACGGTAGTGCGCCAGAGGCGATCTTGCTTGCATCCAAACTTGGGATGTCATTGGCGGCGAGGACTTCGCCATTAGTGACGTGTCCAGTGCCGTCGCACGTCACCTTGGTGTAAGTACCAGGCGCAGCGAGTTTCTGAACGTGATTAATAGACCCAGCGACATCAACCGCTAGATCAGTGCCAGGCTTAACAGCACCAGGATTGGCAGTATCTGCAATCGGAAGATCGCTCCCCTGAACCGTGCGGTAACTAACGACAAGACCATTGGCATCAACGTCGCAAAGGTTGAACGTGCCAGCGCTTGGCGTGATTGAGTTGTCGATCTTGAGGGCATCACCGTCAACCTTTAGACCACTGCCGTTGACCTTGACGGCGCCCTTCTCGGTTGCGCTAGCGGTAGGGAGATCGTCGCCAACAATGACGCGCTGCTGAACAGCACCGCCAGCATTGGTTGGTCCAGCTAAGAACTGAGCGGCTGCTGTGGTGTTTTCGTGCGATGCAACGACTTGCGCAGAATCGCCTGTCTGAACAATGTTGGTATTCAGAATGCCGGTCGTGTCACCAGTGACGCTGTTGATTGAGCCAGCAGCCTTGGCTTCGATCCAGGCGCTACCCGACCAAACGTAGAACTTGTTATCAGTGCTGTTGATGCCGACCTGACCGATGCGGATGCCATTGGCAAGCGGTCCAGCAGTGACAACTCCACTGCTGTTGTCGTCGAGCTTGGCGGCTGTGACCTGTCGGTCTGCAAGCGTTAAGGAAAGGCTGGTCGTATCGACCTTGGCTAACGGGATCGAGTTATCGGCAACGATCTGAACGCCCTGCTCAATCAGGGCTTTAGGGCTGATCTTTTTGGTCTGCGAGGCAGAGTCATCAGCGATCGCCAGTGCGTCTGCGGCATTAAGGGCGCCAGTCAGTTCGACTAGCTCAGAAATCTTCCTGTCAGCCACGTTGTTACTGCTGAGATCAATGACCCCATTCTAAGGATGCGTCACAGATCAAATTCAAGCTCAAGCTTGCCTGGTCCTTCTTCAAGGTTGATGAGGTTCGTATCCTCCTGCAAGAGGTAAGCCGGTGGCTGACCCTGCTTCAGGATCACTGGACCTGTTGAGATGAACTGAACCGTCGAGGTAATTGGCTGACCAGGAGCAAAACCCATCGCAACATTGGTCACAATGGCATCGCACTCGTACCAGACCGAAGCGTTTGTCTGATTGAGAACGAAAAAGTAGCCCTTGAACCTGGAGCCTTCCTTGAAACGGATGACGAGGTCTGAGAAGTACTTTGCCAGTTCAGACCCGCTCAAGTCTTCAAAGGCGCAATCGCTTGAATACGGCCAGAACGCATTGATGCGCCCTTGCGCGCTAATCAACCCTTGGTCATAAAACTCTCTGTACTCACGACCTAGAACCGTCGTGTCGATTGTGTCGCGATTCGTGGTGATCTCCCAATCACGCATCGATGCGACACACCGATAATCCAGATTGGCGACATCGATTGAGATGTCTTGGTTAGCAGAGTGAGCGACAAGCGTTTCAGCCGTGGCCTTGTCCCCAGCAATTGCATCCGCATAGGTGCTGTAAAGACGCATCCCTCCTAGTTGATCCACATGGACCCAGCGGGTGATGCTCCGGTCCGTACTGCCAGCAACCAGAATCAAGTTGTCAGCAATTGTTCCATCGGTGCGGGTGATCTCAACCTGATCGCCGGTGATGAATGGGTTGGCGTCGTTGGGACCGTTGAACGCAACAGAAAATCGCTTTTCAGTTGCGTTGACGTCTTCGGGCTCTAGGACGAAACCAACTGGTTCGCCTGTGCGGCGAATCTCAATGCCACCATCTTCACCAAGGTAAACGCTCACAGGACTACCTCAGTAGGAGCGCCATTGACCTGGAAGGTGACCTCGGCAGAGAAAACCTCACCGACTGCCATGCTCATTGCTGCAGCCGTTAACAGAACCTCAACGTCGAAATATTTTCCGGTGGTCGTGCCGTCGTTAACGCATAAGCGCAACGTCAGGTTTTCGGCCGGTGCTGCTTTACCTGGAACTGAACCAGTTGAACGCTCTTTGATCAACTTCTCAACGATTGTCGCGCAATCGTTCTTTTCAGTGTCGCCGTCTTTATAGGCGTAATAGAACAGCGAACACGAACCAGTAGCGCTACGAAGACCGTTGATGTAGGTGCGATCGGTCTGGTCGAGGGCTGTCGTATCCAGAGGGCTCATCGTTGATGAGATCTGCCAGGAGCGCACTGCTGCTAACTCGCGATAACTGGGCGCCGAGGCACCAGGCGCGCGAGTATCTAGCAAGAGCTTGCCGTGTTGACCAGAATAATGCGCCATCAGATCGTCGCGGCTTTTAGGTTGACGGTGACCGTCGAAACACCCGGATAAACCGATTGTACTTGCGGCGGACTGTCATACCTCCACTTGCTCCCCCACTGCACAGCACCAAGAGCGTCAAGGTTCCCAGACCAACCACCCTTGGGGTTTGAGTTGGGGAATTCAAATGTGGTGTAAGTGCCTTTCATCTCGTGATAGTGGTCTAGAAACAGCTCCGCACTTGCATCAGGGATATTTGCGTAGGTCAGCTGTAACGTCATCCCAACACGCTTGTCGCCATACAAAATCCGAAACTCCGCGCCATCCTGTGCGGAGTATTTCTTGTTTGCATAGTCACCTGGCGTGAAGCTGCGACCAGTTGGAATCAAAGTGGGGTAAGCCATTTAACTCAGGATTTCCTCCGCAATGACGAACTGTTCGTCTGGGTGCATGATGTCATACACAATTTTACTCCGCATATCTTCAAACACTGGGTGGTGCGAGCCTGTGATCTTCACCAGCCCGTCATCCTCAATACCAATGGTTTCGACCTGATACACCCCAAGCCGTCGAGCAATATTGGGGACATTGAACAGCGAACCGCCCAAGCTTGGGTCCGTCACGCGATTGTTTTTGACCGTGATGTCAATCAGCTCAACATCCTCGCTGCCAGGCTTATGGACATAAGCCTTGTGGGTTCCATCAGCAAGTTGCATTGCAGACACAATGCTGCCATCTGCACGGACCACTCCGTTCTGGAAGTTTTCGTAGGGCGACATCTGCGATTCAACTCGGATGAAGTCCCCAGGAGCGAGGCTCAGCCCAGTTGGTGTCGTGAGAAATTCGATTGTGTGGTCAACACGGCGACGTGCGCTCAGCATGTAGCGGGCCGCAACGTAGGCATGGGACCGGCGAGTGCAGAACTCGCTGATGTCGTAATCCTCTTGATTGACGGTTGTCACGTCATTATTAGGGTCACCGTCAAAGTTTTCATCCCACTTCCAACGAACAGAGATCGACCGCTTCTCGACCAGTGCGTTTGGTTGCGATACGCGATAGATCATGTTTGCGCGGAAGTCTTGACGATCCGCCTGTGGCAGATAGGTCAACTTAAAGCTGCCGTCGACAATCGTTCCATCGTTGAACATCATTGCAGGGCTGATCGGCCCTTCGTTCAGCATGTCGCCATCCATCGGCAGTGCAGGAGTTAACGCAAACTTGCCGTTGATCATCACGAAGTTGCACAGGAACATCGGTGCAAGTTCAGTCAAGAAATCCCGAACATTTGTTGGTTGAACTACGGCGCCGTCATAGCGCATCCAATAGTTGTCCATAAAGCGAGCACTAAGCTCGAACCAACCCTTGGCGATCAGCTTGTCGCTGACCTCACGCCCTAAGCCACCTTCTCCGGCTCCTTTGGACGAAAGCAGATAGTAAGCAAGGTCTGCAAACGAATTGCTTGGTCCATACGCCTTGCCGTCTGGGAAGATCTGAGGCTGAAGGCGCTCAACTGAAATCCCATTAGGCAGCCAGACCTGGACTTGGTTTACGTTGGCTGCACGGTTCATTGAACGCAGCTTGAAACCAAGCATCGACAGGCCGAAGTAATCCGGCTCAGGGGTGCAGTCAACACTTTCGTTGACGTAAGCGATGCTGAACTCAGGGCTATCGTCGCAGCTCTTGCTGATCTCTTGGTACGGGCTCAGCTCCTTGATTGCTGCATTATCTTCAAACTCGCGGTCAAACTTCTTGGCAGGCTCAACGACAACGCAGTTACCATTGCTGTCAAAGTAAAAGTATCGCGTAACAGAGGCAGGAAAGAACCTGAACCAGTGGTAATGCCAGGTTTTGCTGGTGTCACGCCTTGCGCTGTAACGAGCCCCAATGCGGGGATTCCCGCTGACCAGTTGGAATCCAACAGCCCATGCTTTTGCGGTGCCATGAGACGCTAAACGGTCTTCCCCGCCTGCATCAACGACCGTGCCATTGGCGCGGATGCGGACAACCTCAACACCGTCGAGACTGACATCAAACTCGAAGCTGCGTGTTTGGCCATAAACGTTTTTGTTGCTGTTGGTTCCATGCGGCTTGAGGTTCCACTGGCTGCCGTCAAACGACTCGAAGAATGCTTGCAGCTGACCACCGCCACTTCCTGGTGTGTCTTCCCGAACTCCAATTTCTGCATTGCTGCAGTCGAGCATCTCATCCGTTGTGTACGTCCCAGCCTGCATCTCAGGCAGGTCGAACAAGTCAGTCAGCGGCGTCATCGATGCGCTGAAGAGCAGCTGAAACTTGCCGTAGTGCGGTGAATCGACCACCTTTGAGTGCAGCGGAGCTGCAGTGTTCAGCACATAGACCTGTGGATTTTGGGACTCCTTGAATTGAATGATTGTGGCTGATGGCTTAGGGATCAACCTGAACTCAAGAGGCATCTTCCCAGGGTGGACGATGCGGATGAATGAAAACTGGTCGACAGGTGCAGAGCCAGTCACTGCAAAGCTGATGTCACCAAGGATGTCGAAACCTTCAAACAGATCGTCCTCGATGCTGTTCTCGGTGTTGTTGTCGTAGCCCTTAATGTTGTTCGGGTCACGAACCGCCAGCATGAAAAACGCTGTGCGGCGCATGTACTTGTTAATCGTTCCACCAGTGATGGAATAACCCTCTTCGTCAAGCTCCTCTAGCTTCTTTGGTGTTGGAGTTTCGTTGAAGTTGAAAAGACCATTGGCACGGGCCCATACATTGGCGCGAATGCCAATCTCGGTTACCTCAGTGGCGCGAGTGTTTTTAACGCTGCCAAAATCAACTTTGCTCAGGCTGTACCAGCCCGTCCCTTTGTAGGTGTCATAGGGAGCTTCGTTGCCACCTTCCCCAAGGACAAAGTCCTGCAGGTTCCGCTTGCCGATGATTCCGATGGTGCGGTTTGCTCCCGTAAAGCCAATGACCTCCAGCTCGTATCGATGGCTTTCTGGGTAACGCCAAACCGTGTTGGGTCGGCTCTTGACTCGCATCAAGGTCCTGTTGCAAAGCAAGACCTCCCCAACCTGCATGTAGTCGTCGACTGTCTCCCTGAGGCTGTTGGTGACTGAGTTCAGGTCTTCAATGCCAACCTCTGAGTCGCTGTTAAGGCTTGTGTTGTCATAGCGGAACTGACCACCATCAATGAGATAGCTCAGGCGATCTCCAATGCTGACCGTCAACTCAGTCGGGTTGTCGTATTCCCTCTCGTTATGTGCAATCAGCCCGCACTTATTGGAATAAGGGCGACCAATGCCCTTCATCCCGTCTTCGCGCTGCTTTGCGTTTTCACCAGCGATCTTTTTGCGTTTTGTCCTGATCGCATAAATCGGGTCATCTTCTTGATTTTCTAGCTTCGGGAACCCAACAACTTCCCAGTTCAAACGCCAGTTACCACCATTCGGGATGGTCTGATACACGCCAAAGCTCGTAGTGTTCGCAGGCGTGTACGCCATGCTGAAGCCAGCCTCTAAGCCACCATCCAGCGTTGGGCAAGCAAAGATTCCAGCAGGGGAATCATTCCCCTCAGCCGCTTCGCCGTATTTGCCATCGACCAATCGGATGCGGTTTTCACCTTTGATGCTTTTGTACCCAACCCAGTAGTTGGTCTTGGCAAAGTTAGAAACGGTCTGACCACCAATAAAGATGCCCTCTAGCTTTGGCGTCTCTTCAATCTGAGCTTGACCAAGCACCGTGAGCAGCTTGATCGTTTGAAAGCTGCCATGACTGGTCATTCGCGACCAAACCAGCAAAGGCTCAACAATGATCCCGCCGCTCTGTCTAAAAACCCCGCCATCTGGGTGACCAATCTCTGGCTCGTACATCCCGAAGGGAATGGGCACACGTGAACCCAAAGCCGCCAGAGCAGGCGCACCATCAAAGCCAACGCTGTTGTTGAACTTTGTTCGACCGTTCTGAGATGAAATCTCGAACGTCTTTCTTTCTTGCTTCTCTGCGCTCTGACGAGCTGGCTTCGGCGCCAGCAACATGCTCACGCCTGTCAACACCACACCAATGGCAAGGTTGATCAGGATTGGAGTTAGTACTGCGTCTGCAACTGGGACGCCTTCCAGCAGTTCATACCGAACGCGGCTTTCTACTTCCTTGGCAAACTCTCTGTACTCCTCTTCCGAAATGCCGAGAGTCGCGATGAGATCGCGTTCGAACGGGAGAAGTGGCAGCTGATAAGACTTAGCGGGAACCACTGCACCGCCCCTAGATCCTGGTTGACGTGCAGAAAGCCCCCGTTCCATACAACAGCAAACCCAGGTGGATCCGCAAAAACAATGACGTCCCCATCGTAGGCGGGCTCATTGATCCTCTCCCCCCAACGCAACAGGTCTCTGGCCCATTGACGAACAGGCATTTGGTACCAGGCTTGATCCATCGGTGGAGCCTCGATGCCCATCCGTTCCAGTGCTGTCAACACCATGTGGATGCAATCGGTCTCGCCATAGACGTATGGCGTGCCGATTAGATCAATTAAGTCGAATGGAGGAGGTGATGGGCAAGCTGCCGACCATTCGTTGCGTGAGGGTTCTGGTTGGGACATCAGATGATGCTGCATCCAGGATGCTCGACAATTCCAAGTTAAGGGTGGTGTCGTCCCAGCCACCGGCGACACACTGCCCTGTGTACTTAAACAAGCGCTTATCAACTGTGCGGGCGTCTACATCCACAAGACAGACGTCAACTTCTCCGATGTATGGCATTCGCCAAGGGCGATTATCGCTTGGGATGCCTTGATAGGTCATGCCACGCAACGCATCGCTGAGATAACCACGAGACAGCGGGTTGTTAGGGAAGATCAGCGTCGCTGGCTCCAAGTCACCCTGACGACTTGTGCTGATGCCGCTGAAGCCGAACGGTGCAAACGTGTAGGTCTGCCCTTCGTGGTCTACCGATTGAGCAATGAAGAAGTTCTGCAGGGCAATTGCAGTGATGCCGTCATCGTCAATCAGACGGAAATAATGCCCAAGATTGAAGGTGGTCACAGTCCGATCCTACGGCGAGAGGAAGGAGAGTTACGAAGCCGCAGGAGTGCACGCTTCTCACCTTGCTGCCCAGCTTGGCTGATGATGCTCGGCAGCTGATCCTTGCGGATGTACTCATCACCGCCGAATTGCATCACACCGCCAGAGATGTTGATCGAGGTCGGGGCTTCGGCCATAACACCGTAACCACCGCCTCCCTCAGTCTCTGCTCCGCGGAGGACAGCTTCACCACGGATGCCGTTGTTGTAACGCTCCAGGGCACCGGCCATCTTTTTACCGGGGATGACGTATTCAGGCTCACCGCCCTCTCCAACAATTGCCCTGGTGGGACCGGTGACGTAACCACCTTCAGCGAAACCAGGCAGTGGAACGCCGATGCCACCTAGTGCAGTCTTCACACCGAAGTCGATCAGCATTCGGCCAATATTCCCGAGCACGTCGGCCAGCACGTCGTTCAGTTCCTTCGTGCCGTCGATCGCTCCAACAATTGCATCGGTGATTCC